AGCTGGGGTGACGGTCTTCGGCCGACGCTGGCGGGTTCAGGTTGGAGACCTGGAGGTCTCGGACCTTGACTTGGAATTCACAGTCAAGCGCACGCTCCGCGCGCGGCCGGGCGAGGCCACGATCAAGCTCTTCAACTTGGGTGCGCCGCACCGGGCCGCGCTCCTCTCCGAGCGTCGGCCCATCGTTCAGCTCTCCGCGGGCTATGACCCGCCGCCGCTCCTCTTTCGCGGCGACGCGCGGAAGGTCGAAGTGTCGCGCGACGGGAGCGATTGGATCACCACCATCACCGCGGGGGACGGAGAGCACGCGATTCGCACCGCGCGCGCGTCGACCTCTTTCGCGCCGGGCACGCGACTCGCGCAAGCGGTTCGGTCGCTCGCGGGATCGATGGGCCTGGGGATCGGCAACGCGATCGGCGGCGCGGCGCTCACCTCCGCTGTGCTCGAGGAGGGCGCGGTCGTGCGAGGCAAGGCCGCGGAGGAGCTGACGCGTCTGTGTGCCTCCGCTGGCCTCTCGTGGTCCGTGCAAGATGGCGTGCTCCAGCTCCTCGCGGTCGGACGCGGCCTCACGCGCACGGCCGTGGAGCTCTCGCCGGACACCGGACTCGTGGAGTCGCCGGAAAAGGGCAAGGGTGGCGCGATCAAGGCCCGCGCCCTCCTCCTCCCGGACCTTGTGCCGGGACGTCTCGTGGCGCTCCGCTCGGAGGTCGTGACCGCGACGCTGCGGATCGAAGAGGTGGAGTATACCGGCGACACCCGCGGCGACGACTGGTACGCGACCTTGACCCTCCGACCTCCTCGAGCGTGACATGGCAGAGCGACCCGTCGACCCGGACCTTGTGGACGTTTTGGACGCGCGACAGGAGGCCCTCCTCCTGGACCTGGACGTTGCGCTCCCGGCGCGGGTGCAGAGCTATGACTCCGCCCTCCAGGTGGCGGACGTGGTCCCGCTCCTCCGGAGGCCGGTGCCGCGCCCCGATGGCACGCATGGCTTCGAAGCGGACCCGGTGTGTCCGAGCGTCCCGGTGTTGTGGCCGCGCGTCGGCGCGTGGGGACTCTCGCTCGCACTCGCTCCCGGCGACACCGGACTCCTCGTGTGCTGCGATGGAGACCTCGCGACGTGGAGAGTGGGAGACGGGTCCGTGGTCGACCCCGTCCTCCTCCAGCGCCATCACCTCTCGCACGCCGTTTTCCTCCCGGGGCTCCACCGGCGCGGCGCGCCCCTCGAGGCCGCGGCCTCCGGCTCCGCCGCGGCCGTGCTCGGGAGCTCCTCGAGCTCCGGCCCGCGGGTCGTGATCCGCTCGAGCGGAGACGTGGAGGTCTCCGTCGGAGGCTCCGTGCGGGTGCGCGTGGCCGCGGACGGCACCGTCCACCTGGGAGACTCCGCCGCGTCCTCGCTCGTGGCCCTTGCGACGCTGGTGGAGGCCCGGCTCGCGGCGATTGTCGCGGCCTTCAACGCGCACACGCACGTCGCTCCTCCCGGCGGCGGGGCGACGGCGGTCCCGGTCCCGGTGATCACCGGCTCCAACTCCGTCGGGGCCGCGCGCGTCCGCGCGACGTGAGGTCGGAGCGAGGTCGGAGCGAGGGCGTGGCGGTGTTGCGTGCCATGCCTCCCTTGCGGCGCGTACGGACGCTCCCGCACCCTCGCCCCGTGCGAGACCTCGCTCTGGACTCCGACGGCGACCTCGAGCTCTCCGCCGGGCGCGCCCGCCTCACCACGGAGGAGGACGGCGAATCCGTGGCGCAGCGCCTCCGCGTGCGGCTCCGTCTCTGGCGCGGCGACTATGCGCTCGACACCCGCGTCGGAATCCCCTTCCGACGCTGGCTTGGCTCCAAGGGAGAGGCGTCCGTGGCGCTGGCGGAGACCGTCCTCCGGCGCGCCGTGGCGACGTGCCCCGGCGTCGGCCGCGTCGACGGTTTCGCGTTCGCGCTGGACCGAGCGACGCGCACCGCTTCCGTCGACTTCGCGGTGACCACGGACACCGGCATCGCGGTGTCCGACAACGTCTTCCTCGAGGGCGCATGAGCGGTCTGGAGTCCACCGGATGGGTCGCGAAATCGGCCGATGAGTTTCGCGACGACATGGTCGCGGCGCTCCGCGCGTCCGCGGCCTTCGGGCCGGAGGTCGACACCTCCGGCGAGAGTGTGCTCGGACAGCTCCTCGCGGTGGTGGCCTCGCAGCTCGCCTCAACGCACGAAGCCGCGGGCCTGATCTACGCATCGCGCGACCCTCGAGGAGCGACCCTCGCGGCACTGGACTCCGTCGCGTCTCTCACCGGCACCACGCGCCGGGCCGCGACGAAAGGCACGGTGACCCTCACCGTCACGCTCGCCGCGGGCGTCACGCTCCCGACGGGATCGATCGCGCACGTCGCGGGCGACCCGAGCAATCGCTGGGTCACTCTCACGAGCGCAACGAACGCCGGAGCCTCTCCCGCCGCGGTCACCGTCAACGCGGTGGCCGAAAACGCCGGGCCCTTCGCGGCCAACGCAAGCACCATCACCGCAATCGCGACGCCGGTGACCGGGTGGACGGCCGTGACGAATGCGGCCGACGCCGCGCCGGGCTCCGCCGCGGAGAGCGATGTGCAGCTCCGCGCGCGCCGGGAGCGAGAGCTCCGCGCGCTCGCCACCGCCAGCCTCAACGGAATTCGCGCGGCGCTCATGGCGGTGACCGGCGTGAGCTCCGTGAGCCTCGAGGAAAACGCCACGCCCGCGTTCGACGCGGTGCGCGTGCTCCCGCCGAACACGATTCGCGCGACTGTGCAGGGCGGCACGGACGCGGACGTGGGCGCGGCCCTCTTCGCCTCGCGACCGGCCGGGATCGCGACCGCGGGCTCCGCGTCCGTGTCCGTGACGGATGCCGGAGGTTTCTCGCGCACGGTGCGCTTCTCGCGCCCCACCACGGTCAACGCCTACGCGCTCGTGCGTGTGGTGGTGGACGATGCGACTTTCGCCGGTGACACCGCCCTCGCGACCGCAATCGCCAACGTCACCACGGGCCAGCTCGCGGGCGCGCCGATCCGAATCTCGAGCCTCATCACCGCGGCCCTTGCCGTGACCGGCGTGGTCGACTGTCTCGAGGCCCGCGCGGGCCGGAGCGGCACCGCGCAGTATCCGAGCAACCTGACCGCGGCACCGCAAGAGGTGCTCAAACTCGCCACGGCGCGAGTGACCGTCGTGCGGGTGGCCGCGTGACGGAGCCCGATCGGATCACGTCCCACGAGCTCGTGGCGACGCACGTGGAGGATGGCCTCGCCCTCTTCGCGAGGCAGTTCGCGACGCAACCGCGGCTCGAGGCCCTCCTCCGCGCGGCCCTGGCGTCTGTGCAGACGGTCGAAACGGACACGTGGGCCCTCTATGCTCTCGGGATCGCGGAGAGCTCTGGCGCGGCGCTAGACCAGATCGGGAGCCTCCTCCTCCTGGCACGCCCCGCGAGTCTCTCCGATGCCGATTACCGCGTGGCTCTGACCGCGATCGTGCGGGCGCACCGCTCGAGCGGGACAGCGGTCGACCTCCTCGCGGTCGCGCGGATCGTGGTCGGGAGCTACGCCCTCACGCTCTCCGAGCCGTCGCCCGCGACCGTGCTCGTGGAGCCGACCGCGACTCCGCCAGTGTCCGCGGAGCTGTTTCTGGCCATCCTCGCGCGTGGCGCACCCGCGGGCGTGACCCTGCAGGTGGTGGACGTGCCCGCGACGACTTTGTTCACCTTTTCGGCGGACGCGGAGCTTTCGAGTTCCTCCTCCACTCTCGGATTCAGTGACACGGCCGGAAGCACCGGCGGGGCCCTCGTGGGCGTGGTGGCAGCATGAGCTTTCGTAGACCCGCGGCCGTGCCGCGATGGGCCTGGGGTGCGGGCGCGACGCTCGTGCAACCTCCGAGCGGGAGCGCGGAGGCGGGATTCAGCACGTCGCAACGCCCGCCCGCGCAGTGGTTCAACTGGCAGCTCAACGCCGTCGGCGCGTGGATCGATTTTCTCCGCGGGCCGGACGTGGAGCGGTGGACGCGGAGCGAGTGGGGCGCGGCCATCACGGGCGCGACCGCAATCCCGCTGGCCTTTGAGTCTGCCACGAGCGACGCCGGGCAGACCGCGTCCGCGTTCCGCTTCGCGGTCGTCGGGAAGCCAACGGGCTTCGCGGCGCGTGTCTACGCATCGCAGACCGGCACGGCATGGGTTCAGCGCACGAACCTCCCCGCTTCGATCACAGACCCTTTCGCCCTCGCGACCTTCGGCGGGTGGTGGCTCCTCGGAGCACTGACAGGCGCGGGCGTTGCGCAGGTCTATCGGACCGCGGCCGACGACGGGACCGGCGTCGGCGCGATCGGCTCCGCAGGAGGCTCTTGGACGGCGTCGACGATGCCCGCGACCCCGACGGAGGTGCGGGCCTTCGCACGTCTCGGGAGCGGCAATGTGGTGGCCGCTTGCGCCACGCGCGCGATTTATTCGACGGATCTGGGCTCGACGTGGGCCGATGCGGCCTTCGCCACCACGCCGACCGGCAACGGCCGCGACGTGGTCGCGACCGGATCGAAGCTCGTTTGGGTCTCGCAGGATGGCGAGGTTTTCACCTCCGGCGACGGCGCGTCATTCACCCAGACCACGAGCCTCGCGCCGGGCGCGGGCACGTGGCAGCTCACCGCGGGCGACACCGGCACCGGCACCGGCGAGGTTGTCGCGTGGAGGAGCGGGCAGAGCACCTCCGTCGACCTCTATCGCAGCACGGACAGCGGCACGAGCTTTTCGGCCATCGCACAGACCTCCGCGCCCTCGCGCATCACCTCGCTCCGATGGGCGGAGGGCGTTTGGATCGCGACCTCCACGCGCGCTCCGTGGGCGTGGGTTTCCAATGACCTCACGAGCTGGCGCGCGGTCAACGTGCCGGTCGACACCTCCACACTCGGAGCCGCGCTCTACAGCGCCGCTTGGGACGGCGGAGCGTGGCACCTAGCGGGCAACGGGTTCGGTCTGTCGAGCGGCCGCGCGTCCGACCCCGCGGGCGGTGCCTATGTGGCGCTCGACTCGCCCGCCACGCTGGCAGACGCGGGCTCTTTCCGCGGTCGACTCCTCGCGACGACGGCTCCGACGAACGGGCAGGTCTACGCGTGGAACTCCTCGACCTCGCGATGGGAGCCAACGGCCGCGGGCTCCGTCTCGCCTCTCACCACCGACGGCGACCTCTACACCCGCGCGGGTGGCGTCGACGCGCGGCTTGGGATCGGTTCGACCGGGCAGGTGCTCTCCGTCTCCGGCGGAGCTCCGGTGTGGTCGTCGCTCCCGTGGGCCTCACACACGAGCACGGGCACGACGACGACGGATGCGACGACAACCACCTGCGGGACATACTCTGTCCCGACGAATAGCGCGGTGACCATCAAGCTCCTCGTGACCGCGGTCACGAGTGCCTACGCGGCATCGTGCGGGTGGGAGCTCCTCGCGACCGCGCGCAACAACGCAGGGACCGTCACCCTCGAGGGCGGCGGCGCGATCGTGACGGGGCCCACGGACGGAGCGACCGCATGGACGGTGGCGGTCGACGTGAGCGGCACGAGCCTCCGGCTCCGCGTCACTGGCGCGGCCGCGACCACGATCGATTGGACCGCGCGATGGATCGTCGGGTGAGGAGGAGGACATGAGCAATCGCTTCAACGTGCTCTCGAATCGGACCGTGGCCGGGCTCGACCTCTCCGCGGATCGCTCCGACGCGGACCTTCGCACGGCGATGGGCCTCGGCGGTGCGGCGCTCCTAAACGTGGGCGTCGGCGCGGGCAAGGTCGCCGCGGGCGACGACTCGCGCATTGTCGGAGCGGTTCAGACCTCGCGCACCTTCGGCGGGCTCGACCTCTCGGCGGATCGCAGCGTCGCTGCGGTGAACGCCTCGCTCAATGCGCGAAGCGAATTCACCCTCGACTCTGGCTGGACTGACGTAATCAGTTCGGGATCGATCTCTCGCGCGAGCGGGGTGACCACGCTTGGCGTCACGTCCGGCGGGCTCGTGCGGCAACACCGCGCGACGATCTGCACACCCGAAAGCCCCAACGTCGAAATCATTGGCCGTTTCGTGGTCACGAGCACGATCCCGCCGCCGACTGTGTGGCACACCGCGTTGATGTTGGCCGACGAGAACATCAATTACGGCTTCATGGTTTTGGTTTTCGACAATGCGGGCGTCGGTCTCTACAAGGGCGATGGCGCTGGCCTGACGCTTCAAGCGGCGACTGGCGCAAACGCCGTTGTGTTTACGGGCTCTTCGTGGGTTCGACTCGTGGTGACGCCGAGCTATGCCAGCGCGAGCTACGGAACGTCCGCCACGAGCACTCCGCCGACCTCCTGGACGGTCGCGGCCACCGCGGCGACCACGGTCGCGACTCTCGCCGGAGGGTGGCTGAATCGCATCCAGGTGCGGATGGGCAGAACCGCGGCAGGATCGGGTACCTACACCTGCGAATGGCGTAACGTTCAGGCCCGCATTCTGGGGAGCGCACCGTGATCAAAATCGGAACGCACGTCGCTTACGCATTCGCCGTCGCGCCCACGATCCCGCGCCTCGCGATCGTGGCGGAGACTCGCGCGGAAAACCCTGATTTTCCCGACGACGAGACGGTTTCGCTCGTGGTGTGCAATCCCACGGACATTACGCACGTCACGCGCGTCCCGTGGAGCGCCACGCTCCAGCCCGGCCACTGGACGGAGCTCCTGCCGTGAGACTCCTCGTGATCGAAGACCAGGCGTCCATCCGCGTCGCCGCGGCCTCGCTCCTCCGGGCTCACGGCCATGACGTTCGCGAGGCCGCGACGGTGGCCGCGGCCCTCGCCGCGCTCGACGATTCGACGCCGGAGGCAGTGATCCTGGACCTGGCGCTGGACGCGCCCTCCGCGGCCCTCCACGAGCGCCTGCGAGAGTGCGGAGCGCCCGTGCTCGTGGTCTCCGGCGTGGAGGAGGAGCGCGCGCGTCAGGTCTCGGAGGCCTTCGGGTGGCAGCTCCTCCCGAAGCCTTTTGAGCCCGACGACTTGGTGTCGCGCGTGGCGTCGCTCCTCCCCTCACGCCGACCCTCGAGGCCGCACGTGCTCCCTCCTCCTCCTCCAGCTCCCGCCGCGACCACGCCGGTCGCTCCGCCGACCGAACGTCCTCCGCTCGAGGCACTCCCCTCGCTCTCTCTCTCGGGCGCGCCCGATCCGTGGCGCGATCGAATCCGCGTGGTGGCCGACCGGGTCATCTACGCTGGCGCGCTCGTGGCCGTGGTGCTCCTCGCCCTCCGCGGCAAGCTGGACGTGGCCACCACCGGCGCAATCCTCCTCGTGGCGGGCGTGCGGCCTCACAACCTTTTCGAGGCCGCAACCGCCGCGCGCAACGGCAACGGCGGCGGGAGCCCGCGCGCCGGAGTGGCGCTCCTCCTCGCGCCCGCGCTCGAGTCGCTCCGCCACGGGACATGGCTGGCCCGATGACCCGCGCCCTCGCCCTCCTCCTCGCCCTCGCCCTCCTCCTGCCCGGGTGCGGCGCGTCCGCTCTCCCGATCGCCCTCAAAGCCCTGGCCGGCGTGGCCGCGCTGGCGGAGGAGCTCGAGCGCACGAGCCGCGCGCCCGCGTGCGACTGCGGGTGCCCGACCTCACGCGACGCGTCCGCGGAGGCGGTGGACCCGTGACCGGCCGCACTGTCGCTCCCGGGATCGGCTTCACCGCCTACGACCCCGGCCCCGGAAGCAACCTCCTCCCGCTCATGCAGTCGCCGGAGGCGGAGGAGCTCCTCCGCGCCAGCGACAACGTGACGCTCCACACGCACGCCGACGCCAGCGACGTGCGCGCGGCACAGCAGCTCCGCGCGAGGCATCCACACCTCCGCGTGTGGCTAGCGTGCCCGGCGAACTACCTCTCCGCAATGGACTTGCAGCGCGGACGCGCGGCTGTGCTCCTCGAGGTTTCGCGCGTCGCTCGGATCGCCACGGACGCCGCCGCGGAAGTCCTCGAGTGGAACGGCGAGGGAGCCTCCAGCGGCACGGTCGCGGGCGATTGGACGTCGGCCACGGGCGACTCGCGCGAGCGGGCCCGTCTCGCGACCCTTGGGACGGCCGTGCTCCAGGCATCGCGGATGGCCTTCAAAGGGGCGCTCGCCTGGACGTCTCACGACGGCGTGCGGAGCTTCGCCGTCCCGCGCTCCGTGCTCGGACACGTCGACCTCCACGCGCCGCAGCATTATCCCGCCGCGCCCGGGCAGACGGCATCGCAACGCACGCTGGAGCGCCGGGTCGCATGGTCCGCGGGCCAGTGGGATGTGCTCGTGCGGGAGGGTGCGTGCCCGCCCGCCACCGCCCCGTGGGGCGAGAACTGGAGTCCCTATCTCCAGGGCCACGGACACTCGCTCGGTGCCCTCGTGTGGGGCCTCTCCGTCGCGCGGACGGCGCGTCTCTGGGCCTTCCCGCGATCGTGGGATCACGGCGTCGCCCGCGACGCCCTGCGACTCGCTCGTGCGCTCCGCGCCCGCGTGGGGTTTGGCCCGTCCGCGGTGGAGGACTGGCAGACCTCGCAGGGCCTCGAGCCGGACGGCGTGGTGGGCCCTCGGACGCTCCGCTCCCTCGAGCTCGTGGCGGGCGCGTGACCCGGCCGGAGCTCGCCTTCGCGCTGGCGCTCCTCGTGGTGGGCGTGGCGATCGTGCGGTGGGTCTCCGTGGCCCGCCGTCGGCCCTCCGCGCCGACCTCCTCCGCGCCGGGCCCTGCCGACCGCGAGGAGCCGCAGTGCCGCGCGCGGGGGTGCTCCTCCCCGGCGACCCGCGCCCTGCCGGAGCTCCGCCCCTGGAGGCCCCTCGCGGGCCTCCTCCCGCGATGGGAGACGGAGACGGACCCAGAGGGCGACCCCGCCCTCTGCCGGGCGCACCACGGGGCGCTTGAGGCCGCTCTGGCGGCGCGTGCGGCCGACGAGAGGGCCGCGACAGAGTCGCACCTTGCATCACGACATCGCGACCTTGTGGCTTGGGTCTCGTCACAGCTCTGCCGGGATCACGGGATCGCGCCTCCTCCGGCGCGCCCGGCTCCGCGGCCGACGACGGAAAGCGAGGCGGTGTCACTCGACGGGTGACACCGCCCGGCAGACCTCACCGCGAGGTGAGCGTGTACGTCGCGACCTTCGGCCCGCACCACTCTCTCGCGAGGACGCGAATGCCGCATCGTCGCTGGCCCGTGGCCGTGAGGCGTCCGAGACGCGTGCCGAGACTCCGCAGCGTCGCCCCCGGATAGCCGGCCACCGCGACCACGAGCTCTGGAGCGGTCCCGCGCCACCGCGCGTCCGGCTGGAGCTCGAGCCACTCCGAGACCCTCCGACACCAATCGTCGAGCGTCTCCGCGTCCTCCTCCTCCGGCGCGTGCCGCGCCGCGTCCTCCTCGAGCGGCGGAGCCGTGGCGGTCGCCGGAGCGGGATCCGCCTCCGCGCCCCACCGGAGGAGCGGGAGGTCTCCCGGCAGGCCGGTCACGCGCGCCAGCGCGGCCTGTCGCACGATCCATCCGAGCGCCTCATCCTCGAGGAGCCCGATTCGCACGAGACGTCCGAGCGTCGCGTCGTCTGACACCTCGCGCGCCAGCGCCCGAACGTATGCGATTGCCCGATCACTCATCTTCTGCCTCCCTTTTCAGCCGTTCGATTTCGTCCAGCAAAAACGCCACGTCTTCGCGAGCGTGCTCGAGGAACGCGGCATCCCTCTCCGCCTGCGCCATGTGCGCGCGGGCGCCGTCCCGCCGCACGAGCACGACCCATCCGCCACCCTCGCTTTCGCAGTCCGCCAAGCGGAACTCTTTGAAGCCTCCGCTTGCTCGCCGGACGCGATTCGCGATTGCCAGAATCCGCTCGGCTCTCTCCAGATCGTCCATTCAGTCCTCCATCGTTCCCAACGCGGAATCCGCGTCAATCTCCGTGCGATCCCGCCGTCGACGCATGACCTGCGCACACACGCGAAGCATCTCCGCGGTGCGTTCCGACGGGCGCTCTAGATGCTCGAGCGCGGCCTCCGCCAGACGCTTGCCCTCCGACCGCCACCATCGCGCGTCGTGCCGCGCCTCTCTCGCCTCCGCGCGGAGCTCCTCGAGGAGCTCGTGCGCGGGAGCGATCGCCACGGCCAACGCCTCCAGCGCGGGCGGAGGAGGAGGAACCCAGAGCTCGAGTTGGTGTGCGAGTCGCCTCACCGCCTCCACCGCCGCGAAGGCCGGTTGGCGCGGAGCCATCGCGCCAGCGTGGTGGCCTCGCGCGAATCGCCCGCCCGCTCCTCCTCCACGCCCTCCTCGCGCGCCCGCCGGACCTCCCAGAGCGAG